GATATATAACCTAAACCAACTTTAGCGCTTGTTGTAGACCTCTCTAATGTAACAGAACCACCAGAAACAACTTTGTCTGGATGTGTTGCTCCGTTTGTTATAATTTTTACTGTTTGTCCTTCTAAATGACTTAATCCTGTTAATGTAGTAGTAGCGGAGCCAGAATAAGATAATCCTGAGTCTACATAGTGAAACTGTTCCAGGTCAGAATTAAAATCGTACTCTGTTAAATATTCAATATATTTTTTAGTAGTTCCATTGATTGTTCTTTTTACAATAACCCAAACTTGGTCTTCATTGGTATCAACATCAATAACAGCAACACTTTCACAAACTGCATCTCCACCATTAAAATTTCCACCAAAATTATGTTGATGCCAGGCAACTACATCTTGTAAACGATTGTAAGTCATGCCAATTAATTTTCCGTCTGTTCTTACACACCAAACAATACTAAAAGGTTCTTGTTGGTAATCCATTTGAATAATTCCAGATTTAGATATGTGTTCTGAAATAATAGTAAGGTCTGGAGCTATATAACCATCTGAGTCAAAATTATAAGCAAGCTCTCTAATTTTTCTTCTTGCTCTTTGTAAAAATATCGTTGAGTTTCCAATAGATAAAGCATCTGCACCAGCAGAACCATAACTAGATTGTTTTCTAATATTTAAATTAGTTGGAGTAATTGGGTCTTCTGTAGCACCAGAAGTAACTGTAAATTCTCCTCCAGTTGTCATTACAATTAAAGTTCTTGTTGCTTTAATAGTTTGAATAGCATTTACTTGATTTGATGCAATTGTATAAACCATAGCATCATCATCTGCTACTCCTGCATGATAACCGTCGTCGTGATTTTCATAATCTCCTGATTTAGAAAAAAATAAAGTTTGAGGCTGGTCTCTTGTTCCAGCAAAAACTAATCTTTGTTCAAAAAAGGAAACACAAGTAGGATGTCCTGTGGTATCTGAAAAAGCTCCTAATGCCCAGTCATCAGTTGAAGAAGCTGAAGAAGGAGAAGCTTTACATACAGACGTAACTACCGTTGCAGACGTTCTTCCTGTTATTTTATAATGACCATCTTTTAAATGTACTAGTCTTCCTACATCTGTAGTTAGCCATCCTTGATTATTATTAACTCCAGTCGTAGAAGATATAGTTAATGTTCCTGTTGAACCAACAGCAGTATGTGATGCAGACATTGTTGTAGTTGTTAAATTATGGTCTTGAAATGGACCATTTAAAATATCTACTTCTGTTAATGTCCAAGATGTATGTCCTGTTCTAGATAATTTTCTAACCGCATGATTAGGATGACAAAGATACATAACATCAGCAGACTGTGCAAATTTGATATCAAATAATTCAGTTTGTAAATAAGGACTAGAAATTTCATATGGAGAACCACCAGAAATAATTTGACCATTGTCTTTATAAAAACGAATATATTGGTCTCCAAATTCTAAAATATAAGTTTGTGTTGTAGAAAAAGAAAAAGGTATAAGCCTTACTGTCTTAGAACTATCTTTTACTTCAGCAACAAAATAACTTCCTGGTCTTCTAGCAACTGGTCCATGTGGCTGCACTACAAAATTATTTATAATAGTTCCGGCGCTAAAATATTTTTGAAAGTCTGTACGACCTTCCATTCTTGGAGATAGTTCACCAGCCGTAAAACTAGGAACGGATAATAAAGCTTTTGGCATATTATAACCTACTATTAATAAAGTCTTCTGTTAAAATATTATCTACGGTACCTAAAGTTGGGTCTGTATTATAACCTTCAGAAGCATCAGCATGTCTTGCTTCAGAAATTTTAAATTGATATTTTTCATTCATACGAGTAGCAAGAGTAGCATTCGCTGTTACAGCATAAGCAATGTCAGCAGCTAAAGCAGCAGAAATTGTTTCTCTTAATAACACGTCCATTTCATTAGGGTCTGTAATTCTAGAAACATAAATAACTCTAACATTGTCATCGTTAGTTAAAATTTTTCTTCCTTCTACTTTGTAATTAGAAGTATGACTTTCAATTTGTAATACTCTTAAACAATCCGCAGGCAATGTATATTGTCTAGAAAATCCCCAGGCTGGTGTAGCTGTATCGGCTGCAAGAATTTGTCTTTTAATTGCAGCATTCCAAGGATGAGAACGTAATACAGCATCTTTTACTGTTTCATATCTTGAATTACATAATCTACCATTTTTAGAATTTTCAGTTAATGATAAAATAGTTGATGCTCCTAATTGATTAAGAGCTGAATTGCAAATTTCTACTACTGATGCCATAATGACTATTCCTTTTTAATAATATATTTTCTTCTTAACTTTCTTGGTGTTAGTGCCTGCCAAATTTCATCTTCTGTCATTTCCCACTTATCATCAAATCCATGATGACATTTAGAAGTATGTTTAAATCTATCTACTAACACGTACCTATATACATAATCTTCTTTTTTAAAATGTAAAACAGGTTTTAATTCTTTTATATGCTTCATTTAACGAAGGCGGGATTTCTCCCGCCTCCTAAGTTAACGATTACTCGTCGCAAGGTATTTGAACAACCTTAGCTTCTTCCATTCTAGTAGCACCAATTGCCATAGAATAGTAAACTTGAGTAGCATAAGATTTATCATTTCTTTCGTCAATTCTAGCTTTAACGTCAGAACCGATAGCTAACTTGATTGCATCTGCTGTGAAAGCATAGCAAAGTCTGTCATCAGTATTTGTAGCGTCAAAAGCTAATCTAGTTGACATAATGAACTCAAATCCCATGAAGGAATTGATATCACCTTGAGCCAAAGCTTTAACTGTATTGAAGTCAGAAGATTTAACTTCTGTAGTATTCAATAAGTCTTGTATTTGCTTTGGACCTACAACGATATATCTTTTGATTGAAGGGTCAACATCTGCAGCATCTAAGATGTATTTAGCACTTAGAAGTTTAGCTATTGTTAAACCATCAGTTTGCTGAGCAGTTGATACTTTCTGTGCTGCAGGAAGTGCAACAGCAGTTCCACCGGCAACACCAGTATCTGCTGAACCACCTAAAGCTGAAATGATAACGTCGTCCATGCTTCGACCCATAGCAGCTGCTGCTGCTCTTGCATAAGCACTTGTTGGGTCAATTAGCATTCTAACTTTATCTAGGTCATCAATTAAATCAGCCCACTCGTAGTCAGACAAGCTTACTCGTCTTCTAGAGTGTGGTGTATCTAATTGTGGGGTAGAGCCGTGTCTTGTCGACCTTACCTGTGCCGCAACTGAACCGATTTGGTCAAAGAACGCATTTTTTCCTTTAACCGTTTCGACATCAACTGCACCACGTAATTTGCTTCCCATTTGCTGAGATAGCATAGTGACGTTTGACGAGTACTGCTCGACAAAAGCCGTTGTGATATTAATAGACATAATTGTCTCCTTTAGTTGTTAATGTTTAGTTAAAAATGCGGAAGATTATCCTCTCGGGTCTATTCCTTGATTTTACAACTCTCGTTGTTTTGTCTTCCCAAAATGCCAGTCGGGTCTTACGATTATCCGAATTTCAAATTTACTAGCGCGAATTGTGTTTTAACGCAAGTAAATCTTGAACCTCTTGAACAGCAAGTTTATGACTAGGATGGTTTTTATCCCAGTACGCAGAACCTTGTTGTTGTAAAGACGCAATTTGTTTATCTATTTCAGCAATGGTCATGTATTGTGGACCCTTAGCTGATATTAATTGGTCTTCTCCTAAGTCAGAAGCAATTTCTGCAAAAGCTTTAACAAAAGAAGGATGGTCTCCTATTTTTGTTCCGTCTGATAAAAGAATATTTTCAAAATTATCATCTAAATATTTTTTAGCAATTGCTCCAACTTGTTTTAATTTGTTTTCATAAGCAGGTCCCCATTCTTTTTTTAGAGATTGTTCTGCTTGCATACGACCTTGTTCAGCTTTGGAATTTAATTCTTCCATATAGTTGTTGGTCATATTGTTATAAAACTCCATAACTGCCTCAGCTTGTTTTGGCAAAAGACCGTATTTGTGAGCCGTTTCTTTAAAACCAGCTAATGCTTTTTCATCAACAGTTGTATCGTCCTTAAAATTAAATTTATATTCGTCAGGACTTTTTGGTCTACCAAGTTTATCATAAACAGCTTGCCAATCTTCTTCGGTAGCATGTTTGTTAGGAATAGGTATTTTATCTACACCAATCATTTTTTGTGCATGAATATAACTTTTTGCAAGACCCGGAATATCCTGAATAGACTCTAAAGCTTTTTCAGCTTTTAAATCGTCTGGTAAAGAATCTTTCCAATTTTGGATTTGCTCTGTTATTGTTTTTGTATTTTCTAAGCCTGTAGTAACTGACTCAGACACTTGCGTTTGTTGTTCCGCAGGCGCTACCTGTGTTTCACTACTCATTTTTTCCTCCTGGTTTTTTGTTTAGCATTGATTGAATGAAAAGAACTACACTTCGTTGTCCTTCTCTAAAAGCTGTTTCGTAAGGGTCAGGACTAAAAGAAGTCTGGTTTACATTACAGCGCTTTTCTAAATCTTCTAACATTTTTTCACCGTCAGCAGATTTAAAAATTCTTAAATATAATTTTATTTGTTCGTCTAAATTTTTATTCACTTAATACTTTTGCTAATGGAGCGGCTTTATTTGCCATTTCAGCTTGTTGCATATTTTGCTGCATTTCCATTTGTTGCTGTTGTTGTTGTTCTCGTTCTGCTCTAATTTGTTGTACTTGTCCTTTAGATTTTAAAACTTTTGCAGGTATACCCAAAACATCTTTAATATAATTAACTAAATTATCTGTATCTAAATAATCAAATACAGGAGCAACATTTTGTAAAGAACCAAATATTTCCATACCTCTCATTAAAGCTTGTAGTTCTCCAGTCTTTTGTGCTTTAGCTAATGGAGATACATATTCAATTTCAATATTTTGATTGCCTAAAAAATCAGGCATTTCTTTAAATTTATTTAATCGTAATAAAATATTAAAACATCTAGTAATTAAAGGCTGTAATAATTCGGACTGAAGCCTACCTAAAACTGGACCAAGTATTCTCATTTTTTCTTCGTTCCTTTGGATGACTTCTGTTGCGGTCATTGTCGCGCCTTGTGTTGAAAGCAATTGGTCTACAAAAAAGTTTTGTCTAATAGCATCCCTTCTTTGTTCTTCCATTTGAATACCAACTGGATTGTTAGCACCAATATTCATTGCTTCAATTTTATCTCTAGTTCCAGCGCGGTAATAATTTAATCCTCCTGGAACAGTTCTGATTGGCATTAAAAAACCATCATCAGGAACCATTAACGGCGGGTCTATTTGTTTTTGTGCAGCCTTAATAGAAGTTTTAGACATTAGATTTAACATCTTAACGTCTGGCAATGCGTTCATTGCTGGACTTCTTCCATAAATTTCGTTGGACGATTTTAAATATCTAGGAACTGCGTACGGAAATTCGTTAAATTTTTTTTCGGATAAAATAGCTCCACTATCTTCATGGATGTAACAAGACATATATTTTTTATTACTATATTCGTCCGACGGATATACACTATGAATAATATTTACATTTTCATGTGGAGCCTTTTGAATTTTTTTAGCAAGTTCAGGTGGTAATTCTGCTTTAGGAAAAGCACTTAAAATATTTTTAGCTTGTATTTTAAATTTTCTAGTTAAGCTATCTACAAAACCTTTTTCATCTTCTGTAATAAATATTTCTGAGATATGAATATTTTTAAATCGCAAATCATTTTCATCATCTTCAGCAATAAAAATTGCAGCTGTGCCAAAAGCAATTAGGTCGTGGTATAATTCAAAAATTTCTTGTTGGAAGTTAGAACGATTGAATGCTTGATTTAAAACTCTAGTACAATCTTCTAGCCATTCGATTGCTTCATCTTCACCATTTAATTCATCGTTTTTATATTTTAAATAAAACCATGGAGAAACTGTATTCGTTAACATTCCATGTAAGGATGCAGCTAATAATTCTAAAGCATGAGTAGCGGTTCCGTCATAAATTAATTCAGAGCGCTTATCTCCTTTGCTTCTAGATTTAGTAATGTCTGCTTTTCTAGGTAACATATAATCAGCAACTTCTTGCCAATGACTTTCCCAGTTTTGACGTTCTGTTCTTAAAGAAGAATATCTATCTAGTATTTGTTTTGCCTTCGGTGATATTTGCATTAATTATCCTAATAAAGTTTTTTTAGCTACTTCGGTTCCACCTAGTACACCAGAGCTACTAGTTAAGATAGTAGCTTTTCTACCTTTTCTTTTTGCTGCAATAGAAGTGTCCATGTCAGCATTTGCTGCATTAGAAGAACTAACTTCTACAGTAGTAGGTTTTGGTGGTTGTGGAGCTGCTTGTGGTTGAACTTTTTTTACTGCTCCCATATCAAGAGCTTTTGCTATTGGTTTTGTAAATCCTCCCATTTTAACCTCCTAATAAAGTTTTCTTTTGTAACGTAGACTCGTCATCAGTAAGTCCAGCAGCAGAAGTTAAAATAGTAGATTTTCTTCCTCTACGTTTTTTTTCTATTGCATCTTGTTTTGCTTTTGCTGCAGCCTCTCTCTCCGCATCTTCAAAAGATGGAGCCGCTGGTGGCGGCGGAGGTGGTGGCGGCAACGATGGCATCTTTGGACTAAATATACTTCCCATAATTAACTCCTATATAATTTTATATTCCGAAATTGCTGTCGGAAATTTTTTACTAATATTTTCTTTATTTGGCAACTCATCTATTGCTATTGCCATATATCTAAAAGCATCGCAAGCATGACTTGACCAATCGTGTACTGGCTTGTTACTAAACATACGCATCTTCTCACTAAACTTTCTATGATAATGCCTTAGCGCATCTATTAAAGGTTTGCAAGTATCTACATTAAAATAACATCTAGGCAGTATCATTTTGGCTGCATGTATTCCGTCTTCCAAAGGAAGTTTGGGTACTATTCTAAAATTAATACCTAGCTGGTAAGCAACTTCTCTCCTGGTTTTACCGGTTGAAAATTCGGTTACGTCTATGTCATGCGGAGCATAATGATGCTCATAAATATAATCTTTTCTCTTAATAACCTCTATGTAATGTGGTAGACCCTCACGGTTGTTTTCGTAATAATCTATAATTCGAACCGTGTTGCCTAACTGCTGATAAAATATAATAGCAGTACTATCTGCATGTCCCAGGTCCCAGGCTGTATTAACCAATAATGTCGGGTCATATTCTAATAAAGTTATTTTTTGTTTATTGTCTAGTTCCTTAATAATATTTCCATAAATAGAGCCTTCTATATTGGCTATCCAATCACACTCAAATTCTTGTTTATATTTAGACTCACCCATTTGTGCTTTGGCAGCATCTAATTCTTCTTGGTCAATAATATTAGTTTTAGAAACAGGAGCTGTATATGCTAGCCAAGCAGGGTCTTTTTGTGCATGCTGGTAAATTTCATAAAAAAAATTTTGCATGCCAGCTGGTGTACCAATAAAATAACAAAAGCCTTTACGGTCTGATAGTGCGGGTCTTAATATTTCATTCCATAATTTAGGTTCTACTTGTGCCGTTTCATCTATGCACACACCATCTAGGAATATACCTCTAATGCTTTCCGCATTTTCCGATGATAACAATGTAATACGGGAACCATTGGGTAAATCGCATCTTAATTCTGTTTCGTTATATCTAACGTCTGGTATTTTTGCTGTATATTGTTTTATATAATCCCAGGCGATACTTTTTGCTTGCTTATAAGTTGGAGCAACGTATGCAAATCTAGGGTTCTTCAAAGGATGTGTGAGAGCAGCCTTAATTAAATGATTTAATATACAAACTGTTTTACCAAATCTTCGGTGGCAATTTAGTACTGCAAATCTGTGCTGGTCTAGCAGGTTGTGTAATTCCTCCTGGTGAACTCTTGGAGTGTAATCTATTTCAATGTGCATTAGTGTAATGTTATTCCATCGCCAGAAAACAAATCTGTTGCCGGCTCATAGTTCATTCCTGAGTTCTTTAGCATATAATTGGCAAATTCTTCAGCTATTTTAAAATCTTCAAATCCGTGGACATGTATAACTAGCGCATTTGTTTCTTTGTCTACGAAGACTAAAGAAGCTAAGTTGCTTTTAATTGTGGGTTTTTTTATATTCATAATTGTCTGTGTGTGTGTCTGTATGTTTGTTAGTCCCAAGATATATACCAATAAAAACTGCGACTGGGTTTTGGGGTATAGTGGCAAAAATGTGGCATCAAATTGTCTTTTTTATATGCACACGCGCCACCCGCACGGTACCGCGGATATTAAACCCGTCATCTTTTGTTTTGTTTCTTTTCTTTTAAGCTGGTGTTGTGTTCTTATTGTGTAGAAATATAGTTCGAACTCCATAACACACGCGCGAGACTCTGTCTCTTACTGTTGCTGGAAACCAACAATCAACCCTTTTTATTCCTTTGAGCAAAATTCCTTGCTGCTTCTTTACTGCCAAACCCCCAAGCTTTTAAAGCAAGCATTAATCTAGTCGGTCTTCCTTTATCGTCTTTTAATGGTCCCTTCATTCCAGCAAACCTAGCCGCAAACGAAACCCTGCGCGGGTTCGTACCTGATTTAACTGGTGCTTTTAGATTGCTTCCTTCTTTGCGATTAAAGTATTTTCTACCCTTTTCATTGAGACCGCCTTTAGGATTTTGATAAACCTTTTTTACCATTTTACTTCCAGTTTCTTTTCATAGCTTTGTAAGCTTTCGCGCTTATTGTACTTTTGCTTTTAGGTCTTGATATTCCTTTTCTACGTCTAGCATTTATATTTGCTACCAGGCTATTTTTATTTTTTTTCATTTTATTATTATCCATTTGTTTTTATTAATTTATTTCTTTTAACTTACTATTGACATATTGGCAATGATAAACTAATTTCCAATTATCAAACAATGAAAGGTAAAAATATGAACTACATTTACAACAAAGACAGCTTCGAAAACTCAGTAGAAGTAGACAACTATCCTTGGGGATTTAGACTCAAAACCAAAAAAAGATATTGGGTAGAGACTAATAAAAAAGGCTCTAGATTTATGTCTTGTACTTTAAATCCAAAAAATAACCAATGGTGCAAACCTAAAGCCTCTATTTATGAGCCGGTCATGGTTATGACTTCTGAAGAAAAAGAAGGTAAAACTTTTATTAGTTACATTCAACTTGACATGTATTGCGATAATAAAACTATCGTACAATTTACAAAAAAAATTGATGTAGACAAGTTGCCTTTACAATCTCAGAAAAATATTTGTTTACTTAAATCTAAAAACTATGCCTGGGAAGGTGTTGAAGTAAAATTTGTTTGTAACCCTTCTCCAGAAGAATCTAAAAAAATGGACGAGAATAAAGCTAAAGTAGAAAAATACATGATAGCAAAAGCTAACAATGCTTATTCAGCTTGTTTAACTAAAAACAATTTAAATTAACTTTCTATTGCCTCTAGATTTTTCTTTGCAGGAATTTCTGGAGGCTTTCCCCAACTAATCGTCAAAACATTATCTGAT